CCTCGCGGTATCACTTTCTTATTCCACGTTAGTGGACCCACGAGAGTGGGAGGGGCCTAATTTTAGGCGGCCCCGATTCCCTGTCTGGACATAACGTCCAGAGCCCGCCTGATCTTACGATCAGGGACACCAATCCAAGTAGCTTTGTAACCCGTTACAGGTTCAAAAGAGGACGTAAGTCCTGTGCTACTTGCCCCGTAAAGGGCGCTGGCTAACATGGCACCTGGTGAGAAATTACACCAGGGAACCACGTTAGAGATTGGCATCCAACCTTTGTAATATCGTATACCATGGAGAAGAACAGAGGGTAGAACCTCTGAACTATCCAAGGTACCGTGTATTACAAGGTCACCTAGATGGTCAGGTCCTTTAAGCCGACGGATATGATTTGGCAAGCTAGCCAAACCAAACCGATAAAGCCTCCTAATGAAAGGAAGCCGGCTACGACAATGAACGTCTGGACGAGCCACACTCCAAATGCCGTTAAGAAAGGAAATCCATTTCGCAGGTTCATCAATGTCTCCGGTTATCTTGTAGGTACGAACATCCACATTACTGTGGTAATCGCCTCCACAAGATTCCCGAAAAGGACCATCGATGAATGTCTTCTTCAAGTTTGGCTGAAAGCCGCACCATCGAAAGACAGCGAGTACATCTTCAGCTACCTCAATAGGGACGACGCAGTCATCACCGTATTGGCCTAACAGATCGGCACGAACTAACTCATCAGGGTCAAAACCCCGACGCTTTAGAACGATTCGACAAATGGAGTTATAAATGAGTGTTTCAAGCTCAAATGTAAAACCATTTCCCATGGATGAAAACTTCTCAAGTCTATGCCACTTTCCATTCACGAGAGTGAATGGCGAGCGGAGAGAGCTTAAGAGTTCAAACCAGAGCGGAGGCATTAAAGCTTTCACAAGCTTTAAGCTGATTAGGTCAGAAGCGGACGTAAGGTCGATAGTGGCTAAGCCACCATGGGAACTCCCCCAGCGCGCCATCATACGATGGCGAAACTGGTCACGTTTTAAATCTATTAAGAATTTGCGTTTCAATCGTTTCCGAATGAAAGAGCCTATTCCTAATTGATAAAAAACGTTGAGAGAGGGCTCAATACAGATACCACGACGTTTGAAACCGTCTTTTGGTACTGTAGTGAACCGATTACCCCGAACCCGTTGAGGTTCCGACCAGTTCTCACAATAGTCTTTAAAACTATAACCGATGCCCTGACGTTTGTGACGTACAGAGCGGGCCCAGGCAGTTTGTTCCCAATCAGGAATAAACGGCCAGGCCTCGGGTGTGAGAACAGGGAGGTTGGAGTTTTTGTCAGCTATCAAGTTGACAGGTCTCCGTTCGCTGAACGTGGCCCCAGGTCCAAAACGCACATCACTGAGCTCCTCGAAATCGGGGAGTTTTCCGAGGCACCAAGCAATCTCTTTTCGCACATCCATGAAGAATTCATGAATGCGTAAATCGGATGAGGTCATAAGACCTTTATCCAATAAAAGATTGTCGATGCGTCGGTTAGTGATGTAATTCGCCGTTTCACAACGGAGGAATTCGTCTTGGGCCATTTTCTCTAAGGGCAAGCCTGTATCCAGAGTCTCGATCTTCCTAAGAAGATCGCGAAGCTGGGCATGCTGCCAATAGGACTCGGGGTCGGTGAAGTCACCGGGCGCTACTTTGATTTGATCAAAGGCGAGCCAATCCCTTTTCTCGATGGCGGAAGCCATTTGGTTAGAGAGATTGGTGTTCAAGTCACGCGCAAGGCGCGCGACTAGGGTATAGAGTTGCTCCATACTCTGCTCCTACTACGTTATGGTGGACCCGGCTACAAACTGTAAAGTTAGGTAGCCGAGAAACCGTTGATAAGCATATCCTTGAACAAAGTCGAGCCGATCAGAGTCTGCACATAGGCAGCATAATCGGCGGCGAAAGCGTCAGGGGCGTTATCAGGTTTCGTAGCGGTGAAATTGAACGGGATACTGCCACTTACCGAAACCTTGCCCGTCACTGCATCAGTGACAAACAGGGGTACGGAAATGACACCGATCAGTTTCTGAGCTGAACGATCAGCGTTTCGTCGATGCGACACAGTCATACTGGGTTGAGCAGCAGGGACCGGTGCAACAGACTGGGCTCGCCAGAGTGCCGGAGTATCTCCGGACGCTGGGACGAGACCTTTGAAGACAGTGTTAACTGCAGCTGCGTTTTTTGCTGTGATATCAGCGAGTTGGGGCATATAAGCTCCGATTGGTTGGTTATTTTGGCAAACGCCATTTGGGTCCCCGAGTCATCGGCCGAATCTTCGGTGGGTCCTTGGGAGGATCCTGAAGTTTCTGCTGTAACAAGGAGAAGGTTACTAGGGCCTTGAAGAGGTCCGCACTGGGTAGCTGGAAAGGAGGAAAAGAAGGCGTAGGAAAACCTAGCTGTCGATCAACGGTTAGTTGTTCGACTCTTCTATCATACCAAACCAGTTGACCAGTTACAGGATGTAATTCCCGTATTTTGCCGACACACGTTCGTTTTGCAAACGTAGTCACATAGGCGTTCTCTACATCATAACCTACCAAGTCTGTTAAGGACTCGAGATAGGTGCCAACTGGTACGAACCAGTTAACGATAAATGAGTAAGGAACGGCATCCCATGCGATTGCGGCGGGGTTGATGAGACCGAGATCACTGAGTAAAGCCAAGTTAGGATTATTCATCCGACCTTGGGCGCCTACCATAGCGCCTAGTTCAATTTGAAGAGTAGTCTTCTCATTGGACGTATTATATTTTC